ATGTCAAAAAATAAAATTGAGACTGTAATAAAATTTGGCCCTAAAGAAGCTACTGATATGAATGTATTGGTTAATTTAATTAGAGATAAAGTTGCTGAATCTCTTGTTAAACAAACTGTCTGTGAGTTATTCGGAGTTACTCCTGCTAAAATGTCTTTAGAAGAACGCCTTTCTTTTGCATCTGATATCGAAAATGAAAAAATTGTTGTCGCATCAAATTTAATTCTTGAAAGTGGAGATGTTTCACAGGCGCTTGATTATAAAGAATCTGGTTTGTCAGACATGCTGAAAGCATCTGCTATTTTAGAAATTATGGGTTTTGAGCGTTTGTCTGCACAAATGAGGAAACGATATGGTGAGTTATTTGTTGAAACATTAATGTCAGGGGTCAGAGAAGAAGCATATGCTAAAAAAATTATTAGTGAAGACAGAAGCAAGGCTAAGAAAGGTAAAACCAATAAACACCATACAGAAGCATTAAGGATAGCGAAGGATACATGGGAAAAATATCCAAATGCGAGCTTGGCAGGTCTTTCAGAAGAGATTTATGCACATCTGCATAAACAGTGGAATGATTTACCCGTTGCCGGAACGATTAAAACTTGGCTGCAAGATTCAGGAATGAATCCTGATGTTAAACCAAAAAATAGAAATTTTAAGTTGGTCTTGCAGCAGGTGTAAATCCGGTTTTACCACTGCTAATCTTGTTACCAGTAAATATAACCAGATATGTATTTTTGTATCTGGTTTGCCTGTCTATGAAAGTATTATTAACAAAAATAAAGTATCGCTGTTGTTAACTAAATATACACGGTGATACTCATGAATTTAATTGATACCAAGTCAGATAAAAGACTTACCCGCAGTGAAGCCGCTCAACATCTTGGAGTAAATACCCAGACATTGGCAAATTGGGCTCATACAGGCCGAGTAAAAATTCCATTTCATAAGGTTGGTCGGAAGGTCATTTACTTCAAGAATGATCTGGATGCCTATCTGGATTCCACCCGCAGAACGCAGACGATTTAAGGGGCTGGATATGGCACATAAAACAAAGGCGACCATGCCGGGTCGCCAGTGCAGTACCGAAAACAAACAACAGGATCAGCATACCAGGCCAGTTGCTGGTGGTCAAAGGTCGGGTAATGCAATTTTTAGTGCATCGGGAACCGCGCCAACGGCGCAGTTAAATCACAACCTACTGATATCCAAGCAAAGCTCAAATTTGAGTCTGGTTAGCTCAAAGATAGTCGGTTGTATTCTCAGTGTTGGGGGTACTGCATTGCAGCATACCCAATACTTCCCCCAATGGGGGGAGTGTGAGCCGGTGGCGGGTACACTGATTTTGCGCACCTCATTTGGAGGTGTACAAATCCGCCGTTTGCGCTCCCCCGTTCTGGGGCGCTCAAATAATTGGTATCACTCCTTTTCTGCTTCCTTGGCCTTTTTACGCTGGCGGCGTTTGATCTCGCCAACAGCGGCGGTGATAAGGAAACCAGCAGTGCTCTCACCATTATTTTTTACAGATTCGATTTCTTCTAACACTTCATGTGGTACTCGAACATTTACCTGTTTTGATTTGTTGTTTACTGAACCCGTTGCCATTACTGAATCTCCATGCGTTAAGTGCTATTCACTATACGCAAAAAAAACTCATAATCAATACTTGACGTGCTATGCACCAAGTAATAAGGTGAATAGCACCTTGATTGACTCAGGGTACAAAAATGGCAACGCCCCGGACTGTTCGAGCAGTACCGAGGCGTCTAACCACAATGTTATCGGAGCTAACAATATGGCTGACTTACAGCATACCCAAACTCGCCAAGAATTTATACGCCCTAAACACGTTAATCACGCAGAGAAGGCAATCGCTCAGATTGTTCATGCTAAGGCTATTCTTGCCCTTATTGCGTCACAGGATACTAATAGCGCCGCTGTAGAAAATGCGCTCGAAGCTGTCACCGAAATGCTGGAAAGAGCAGAAGAGGAACTAGCGGAGGTGCGTCATGCGTAAAACCTTTCAGGCTTATGGTTTTGCCGTTAACAGGCGCGGGCATACGGTAGGCATTCACTACACCTTAACCAGCATAAATTACGAAGAAGCTAAATCAGCGGCCCAGCCACTGGCCCAGCAGGATGGTTATAAGCATATTCGCATCAACTTTGTTCGTGAGGTGTCCAATGACTGATATGAACCCGCTGAACACGTTAGATAACCTTCGCTCGCTGGAGGTTCTGTTATGCGCTGCGATGGAAATGGACTGGAGGAAAGCCGATGAGAGCGAAATTGCTGGTGAGTTAATTGATTTAGCGATTCAGCGTTGCCGTCACTTTCAGCAGCAGGTTAATTCAATGGGGGTGAAAAATGCGTGATATCTATCATGAACTTGTAAAAGCCACCACTGACTTCAAAAATTTCACTGATGAAGACTTGGCAAAATCCAGCGATGTATATGCTTCTGGAGCATTTGCCATAACAAGTGCGCTCACGCTGATCGGCAATCTGGCATTAGATGCAACTGATGCAGAAGGCTATGCGGATGAAGATGCTCGCCGTGACTTAATTCTTGTAAGCCATGTATTACAGCACCTCCCAAGAATGGCACAGGCTCTTAGACAGAGTAGTGAATCTGCGGATCATGTTCGCGCCAAGCGTGATAATAATCGGGAGGCTTAAAGTGATAACTCCTGAAATAAGTGACCGCTGGTCGGAAAAGAACGATGAAATGATTACGGTGATCAATATTGCCTTTAATCGGGTGACGTTCGTCCGTGATGGTTATGAATATCCCTGCGTATTTCCGCTGGAAAGATTTGTTAAAGAATTCACTTTTGAAAGCCGGGGGCAGGGATATGAAAAACGCGCCTAACGTTAAAACTCTCCCGCGCGACAAAATGGAGGAGGCCATCATCTTTGCAGGAACGGGAGCATGGAAAGCTGCTCAGGATTACCAGAAAGGGAAGGGCGAGCATGGCGACGATGTTCCGCCAGTGGTACTGGATCACACTCAACTGGTGGAATTACCTCACTTGCGCATTGTTGATAAAGGACGGCGATTTGCCCGTGTCTGTCAGGCCGGGCTTATTGAGCAAAACCAAATCAGCATGATCGCCAATAAGCTATCAGAGGCTGGCGTTACTAATGCTGAGTTTATCAATGAAAAAGGCGAGAAAGAGGACTGGACGCCATTAATGAAACGTCTGGAAGACGAGCCTCTAACGGTGACCACGAGAGGAAGTGCCGCGCCTGCGCTTAACCAAATGGGGGCCAGCCAACGAGGGGAGGTGCTTCTTGCATATTACGGTGGTGATCTGGCTATTCACGCTGACTCTGACACGGTTCACCACTATAACGGGGTGATCTGGAATCCGCTCCCGGATAAAGAACTGCAACGGGAAATGGCACAAATCTACATTGATGCGGAAGTGGCCTATTCGCAGAACGCCATTAAATCTGCGGTGGAAACCATGAAGTTGAGTCTTCCGGTCATGGGCGTAACAGCCCGAAATCTGATTGGATTTAGCAATGGGGTATTTGATATCCGGACGGGGCAATTCAGGCAGCACAGCAAAACAGACTGGTTGCTGATCGCAAGCGAATTACCATTCAGCCCACCAGCAGAAGGTGAGGCTTTGGAAACCCATGCGCCTAACTTCTGGAAATGGCTCCGCCGTTCCGTGGCCAACAATGACCGCAAGACAGATTGTGTACTCGCTGCGCTGTTTATGGTGCTGGCGAACCGGTACGACTGGCAGTTGTTCCTTGAGGTAACAGGGCCTGGTGGTAGCGGCAAAAGCGTTATGGCGGAAATCTGCACGATGCTGGCGGGCAAAGCCAATACCGTATCAGCCAGCATGAAAGCGCTGGAGGATGCGAGGGACAGGGCGCTGGTGGTTGGTTACTCGCTGATCATCATGCCTGATATGACTCGATACGCTGGCGACGGTGCAGGTATTAAGGCTATTACGGGCGGCGATAAGGTTTCCATCGACCCAAAACACAAAGCACCATACTCGACACGGATTCAGTCGGTAGTGCTGGCCGTCAATAACAACGCTATGACCTTCAGTGATCGAAGCGGTGGTATCTCGCGACGCCGGGTGATTTTCAATTTCACCGAGGTAGTGCCGGAAAATGAACGAGATACGATGCTGGCCAAAAAGATAGAGGGTGAGCTGGCCGTAATCATTCGTCATCTGCTGACACGCTTTGCCAGCCAGGACGAAGCCAAACGGCTATTGCACGAGCAGCAGAAATCCGAAGAGGCACTGGCTATCAAGCGTGAGGGGGATTCACTGGTGGATTTCTGCGGCTACCTGCTGGCGTCTGTGGCGTGTGATGGGATGTTTATCGGTAATGCCGAGATAGTACCCTTTAGCCCGCGCAAATATCTCTATCACTCCTACCTTGCATATATGCGGGCCAATGGACTTAGCGATCCAGTATCGCTAATGCGGTTCGGTACTGATATGCCAGGCGCAATGTCTGAGTATGGGAAGAAGTACGAAAAACGGAAGACCAAACATGGTATCAGGTCAAACGTTACGCTACACGATGACTCAGACGACTGGATGCCATCCTGTTCGGGTACTTCTGAAAACAGCGGGGGAGAGTAAAGTTATAGAATAAGTGTTCACCAGTATTCACCCTGTTAAAAAGTTTATTTATAACAGATAGTTAAGGGGTGAACACTTATCTATTAAGTATTCACCAAGTATTCACCTGTTCACCTTTTGATTGTTTTTTGTTCTAAAAGGTGAAGGGTAGGGTGAATACTAGTGAATACCTGAAAGAGTAGTATTCACCATATAACCTCATGAATTTAATTAAGAAATTCGCAATAGTGAACAGGTGAACACTTAAACGCATATTTTTTAATTTTATAGCTCTGTATATGTTCGGGTACTTCTGAAAACAGCGGTGGAGAGTAAAGTTATAGAATAAGTGTTCACCAGTATTCACCCTGTTAAAAAGTTTATTTATAACAGATAGTTAAGGGGTGAACACTTATCTATTAAGTATTCACCAAGTATTCACCTGTTCACCTTTTGATTGTTTTTTGTTCTAAAAGGTGAATTGTTGGGCGAACACTTAAACGTATATTTTTTAATTTTATAGCTCTGCGTAAAGAGGTAATGATATGGAAGACGAAATCTATCGGTGCTTTTTAGAGTTGGTCATCCCACGAACACCAAAACCGTTTGCAGAATACGCAGCTAGGACAATGGCAAATGCCGCGATAGATAAGGCTGTGAAAATGGGAAAGGAGATCGGTCTTAAACCGGAAGAGGCAATACACCACCTGCTGATGTCGCTCAAATATGGCAAAGAGATGCCGGAACGCGGCGAAACAATTCATTAAAAGGATATTCATATGGCTAACCAGTCCGATGATGTTATTTATTCGAAAGTGCTTATCAAGAAGATTGCTGAGCACAAAGATATGTTCGGCATACCAGACAGCAAAACAGATTTACAGATTATGCCGCTGACCGAATACCGGAAGTTGGTAAAGCGGGAGGCTTACTTTTTTGTGGATCACAATGGCTTCCTGCGGCATCAATTCTCAGGTGATGTTATTGCAGCCAGTAAAGAGCAACTGGATATATTAATTGAGGGGCTAAAAGAGAAACGCCAGCTTCTTGATGATGCTATGGACTGTGCAAAAGAATAGATTTGTAAATTACTTATAATCATTTATACCCCGTATTACTGGTTTATTAACATGGGGTTTTATTTATATTTTACATGTATATCTTAAAGAGTGGCACTCAGACGTGAGCCGCCACTGGCCGTTTAATCAAGCTGCGCGAAGTAGCCTGTGGGATGCAGAAAAAGATTAAACGGCCTCACCCTTTCCCGCGCTGGTTTCACGTCTCAACGTTAATTGTTACGGAAACCACTTCATGAAGAAATTACTTGAATTACGCCAGCAGAAAGCCGCACTCAAAACCCAGATGCGTTCCATGCTGGACAAAGCCGACACCGAAAAACGCAGCCTGAACGATGAAGAGGGCAAACAGTTCGACGAACTCCGCGCCCAGGCTGATGCGCTTGAAGTTGAAATTACCCGCCTTGAGGCCGTCGCCGATGATCAGCGCAATCTGCCTGGTACTTCCGTTGATAGTAAGACAGTGAGCAATGACGAACTGCGCCATTACATCATGACAGGCGATACCCGTTCTCTCTCCACGCTGGTGCAGGCTGATGGCGGCTATACCGTTATCCCTGAACTGGACAAAGAGATCATGCGCCAGTTGCAGGATGACAGCGTGATGCGCTCCATCGCCACGGTGAAAACCACCAAAACCAACGAATACCAGAAACTGGTATCTGTGGGTGGCACTACCGTTAATCGCGGCACTGAAGGTGAAGCACGAACCGAAACCACCACGCCGAAGATGGAACGCGTTGATATTAAACTCAACCCGATCTACGCCTACCCTAAAACCACTCAGGAGATTCTCGACTTTTCCGAGGTGGATATTCTTGGCTGGCTGTCTTCTGAAATCTCCGACACCTTCAGCGCAACTGAAGAAAATGATTTTGTTAACGGCGACGGGGCGAAGAAATCTAAAGGTTTCCTGGCTTATGCCCGCACGGCCACCAGCGATAAAACCCGACCGTTCGGCACGCTGGAAAAAATGGAAACAGCCGCTGTCACCTCTGATGGTCTGATCGATCTGCTGTACAAGCTGAAAGCCAAATACCGCAAAAATGCTGTATGGGTGATGAACTCCAACACCGCCGCCACGCTGCAAAAGCTGAAAAATGGTAACGGGGATTACATCTGGCGCGATCGTCTGGTTGCCGGTTCTCCCGATACGCTGCTGGGCCGTCCGGTTCAGTATCTGGAAACCATGTCGGATGCGACTGCGGGTAAAGCATTCCTTGCTGTGGGTGACTTCAAACGCGGTTACTTCATCGTGGATCACACCACTGGCGTGCGTACCCGTCCTGACAACATCACCGAACCGGGTTTCTACAAGGTGCATACCGATAAATACCTGGGCGGCGGTGTAGTGGATTCCAACGCCATTAAGGTGCTTGAGCTTTCCGGCTCCGGTTCCTGATCTGACGTTTAAGGGGCTTCGGCCCCTTTTTGCCCTCTGTGGAGTCCAGTAATGAAAACAATAGATTTTGAAATCCGCACCTCCGATCTGAGCGCCAGCAATAAAAAGCTGGTGGGCTATGCCGTGCGATGGAACAGCCTGTCAGAAATTATCTGGGATGAATTTCGTGAGCAGTTCGCGCCGGGGGCGTTTAAAGACAGCCTGGCATCCGGTAGCGATGTGCGTGCGCTGTATGAGCATAACTATACCCAACTGCTGGGGCGTACCAAATCCGGCACGCTGGTGCTGTCCGAAGACGATACCGGGCTGCGCTTCGAGCTGACCCCGCCGAATACCCAGCTTGGCAACGATGTACTGGAGCTGGTGGAACGCGGGGATATCTCCGGTATGAGCTTCGGTTTCCGTGCGCTGAAAGAGGCGTGGGATATCGGCCAGTCTCCATACCTGCGCACCGTGACCGCTGCCGAACTGCGGGAAATCACCGTTACCTCTATGCCTGCTTATCCTGAGTCCGGCGTGGAAATCGCGCACCGTTCTCTGTTCTCCCAACATCCTGAACTGCGCCGCGCTGGCGATAACCGCCGCCGCTGGGCTGAATTAGCGGGGCTTTGATATGTGGAATATCTGGCCATTTGGCCGTAAGTCTGAACCCTCTGAGCAGCGTAGCATGACCATTGATGAGTTTCTGGCGATGGCAGGGATTCCAAATACCGGATCAGGCGAATATGTGTCTGCGGGTACTGCGGAATCTCTGCCTGCGGTGATGAATGCCGTGTCAGTTATCAGTGAGGCCGTGGCAACAATGCCCTGCTACCTTTACCGCGTCCGTAATGATAACGGGCGTGAGGCGCGGGAATGGCTGAGCAATCACCCGGTAGATTTTCTCCTGAACGAGCAGCCGAACGACTGCCAGACGCCTTACCAGTTTAAACGCACGATGATGCGGCACTGTCTGCTGAACGGTAACGCCTATGCGGTGATCCAGTGGGGCCGAGACGGGCAACCGCAATCCCTGCACCCGTATGCGCCTGGGTGCGTTGTTCCTGAACGTATCGGCCAGCATAAATATAAATACACTGTTACTGAGCCGTTTACCGGGGCTGTGCGCACCTACCTGCAGGAAGAGATTCTGCACCTGCGTTACTCCACCGATGATGGTTTTCTGGGGCGTTCGCCGATCACCATCTGCCGTGAGGCGCTGGGGTTAGGTCTGGCACAACAGCGCCACGGTGCCAGCATTATGAAAGATGGGATGATGGCTTCGGGGGTAGTGGTAACTAAAGAATGGCTCGACAGCGTGAAGGGCAAACAGGCAATGGATGCGCTGGAACGTTACAAAGGTGCCAGAAATGCCGGGAAAACGCCGATCCTTGAAGGTGGCATGGACTATAAGCAGCTAGGCATGAGCAATCAGGATGCTGAGTGGCTGGCTTCCCGCCGCTTCTCCATTGAAGACATTGCCCGCATGTTTAACGTTTCTCCCATCTTCCTGCAGGAATACAGCAACAGCACCTACAGCAATTTTAGTGAGGCGAGCCGCGCATTTCTCACCATGACGATGCGTCCGTGGCTGGCGAACTTCGAGCAGCAGATAAAATCCGCGCTGCTGGTGGCCTCTCCCGTTCCGGGAACCCGCTATCAGGTGGAGTTTGACTCCGCTGACCTTCTCCGTGCCACACCTACCGAGCGTTACGCCACTTATGAGCGCGGTATCAAAAACGGGATTATGAACCCGAATGAAGCCCGTGAGCGTGAAGGTATGCCGCCGCGTGAAGGTGGTGATGAGTTTAGTCAGGCATGGAAGCAGGAAGTGAAGATCAGTAAAGACAGCAAGGACGGTGACTTATGAGAGCCGGAGGACTGAGAAGCCGCGTCACTATCCGGGTATTCACTACCGACCGTGATTCAACTGGTCAGGTTATTCAGGTGTGGGAAGACGGGGAAACCATCTGGGCTGAGGTTAAGGGGATCAGTGGTCGTGAACTGGTGGCGGCTGGTGCTGAGGTTGCCGAAGCAACGATCCGCGTCTGGGTACGATTCCGCCGCGATATTACTGCCGCCAACCGCCTGAAGGTGCTGACTGGCCCGTTTGCCGGGGCAACGCTCAACATCATCGGACCACCGATACCGGACTCAGGCATGACGCATCTTGAAATTCTCTGCAAACAGGGGACCGAGAAATGACAACTGAAATCACCCTGGCTGAAGCAAAGCTGCATTGTCGTATTGATGGCAATGATGAAGACACGCTGATACAGGCGTACATCGATGCGGCGCTGGAGGTTTGCCAGAAGCATATCGGTAAGCGATTTGATAACGGTCTGGAGTTTACCCCCGCTATCAAGATCGGCTGTCTGATGTACGTCTCTCAGCTTTATGAGTACCGCACGATGATTGGCGACACTGAGGCGAAAGAGGTTCCACTGGCTATATCTGCATTGTGGTCTGTCTATCGTGATGTGGGGGTGTACTGATGCCGTGGCAACCAATGCGCCGGTGCACCGAGCCGGGATGTAATAAGCGGGTGAGGTCCGGCAAGTGCGATGAGCACAAGCGAGAAGCATGGCGGGAACAGGATGCCAGACGCGGACACCGCCGCGCCCGTGGTTACTCAGTCTCATGGGAGAAGTACCGCGCTCAGTATCTGAAACGTCACCCCCTGTGTGTTGAGTGCCAGAAGCTGGGCCTCTACGTTCCTGCGAAGATTGTCGATCACATCATCCCTATCAACGGCGGTGATGACGTTCTGTTCTGGCCTGAGTGGAATCACCAGCCGTTATGCCAGACGCACCATAACCAGAAGACCACGCAACATGACCCCATCACCAAAGCGAACCGCAAAGCAGGGCTCTACATCGAGCAGGAAGAACGGGCAGCACAGCGCAATAACTGGATGTATGAGGTCAGCGATGAATGAGAAAGATGTGGTGAATCTGTATCAGTCGCTGGCCCGCTGCCGTGATGGGTTTATGCAGACCCGCACCAGATGCAATGAGCGCCAGCCAGTGAAGCGCATGAGTGAGCGTGAGCAGGAGGTGATGGAATGCTTCCGCAACCGCTGACAGGCCGCACAGATGGGGTGGGGGAGGTTTTCAGGACAAAACCCCAGCAGCAAGGCACCACCCGCTCCCTCAAATTTTTATGCACGGTGATTTTTTTGAAAATAAAACGAAAAGGAAAACAGTGAGTTATGCCAAGACCACCAAAACCGCCCGCTTACCTTGATGAAATCGCGGCGCAGCAGTGGAAAGCAAAGGCGAAGCAACTGGCGGAACGTGGTGATCTGACGCCTGCCGACTGGAACAACCTTGAGCTTTATTGCGTCAACTATTCGATGTACCGCAAAGCCGTGGAGGACCTTGCCACGCGGGGCTTCAGCATTGTGAACAGCCAGGGCGGCGAGAGCCGGAACCCGGCACTGAGCGCAAAGGCTGATGCCGAAAAAATTCTCATAAAAATGTCGTCGTTGCTGGGCTTTGATCCGGTAAGTCGTCGCCGTAACCCGCCTGAAACAGAAGAGGAAGACGAACTTGACCGCATGGAATGATTACGCAATCGCCATAAAATCTGGCGAAATTCCGGCCTGTAAGCGGGTAAAACAGGCCGTTGAAAGGTACTTTTCAGACCTGAATGACCCACGTTATGAGTTCGATACAGCGACCGTAGAGCGGTTTATTGCGTTCTCCCGTCTTTGCCCTCACGTCAAAGGCCCGTTGCGCGGTCAGCCTATCGAGCTTGAGCCGTGGCAGCAGTTCGCCTTTGCTAATCTGCTGGGATTTAAAGTCAGGGAGTCAGGTCGCCGGAAGTACAGCAGTGCTTTTATCGAAGTACCGCGCAAAAACGCCAAATCCACAGTAGCCGCCATGCTGGCAAACTGGTTTCTGGTGATGGAGAAGGGCCAGCAGGATATCTACACGGCGGCGGTGAGCCGGGATCAGGCCCGCATCGTGTTCGACGATGCCCGCCAGATGTGTCTGCTGTCAAAACCACTGAAAAAGCGTGTCAATATTCAGGCGCACAAGGTCATTTTCCCGAAGAGCAACAGCCTGTTAAAGCCGCTGGCGGCAAAAGCGGCCACTATTGAGGGGACTAACCCCAGCCTGGCAATTGTCGATGAGTACCACCTTCACCCGGATAACGGCGTTTATTCCGCGCTGGAGTTGGGTATGGGCGCACGTCCTGAGGCGATTTTGTTCGCCATCACGACAGCCGGGAGTAACGTTGTATCCGCCTGTAAGCAGCATTATGACTACTGCTGCCAGATTCTGGCCGGGGAAGAGAGCAACGATTCGCTGTTTGTCCTGATCTACGAGCTGGACGACGAAAGCGAGGTTGAACAGCCTGAAATGTGGATCAAGGCTAACCCTAACCTGAATGTGTCCGTTGACGCGGCGAAACTGGAATCCACCATCCAGAAAGCGCGGGGCATACCGTCGCAGTGGGTGGAAATGCTGACCAAACGTTTCAATATCTGGTGTCAGGGCTCCACGCCGTGGATGGGGGCCGGCGCATGGGATGCCTGTGCGCTCGACTATACCGAAGACGATTTGGCCGGAAGGGAGTGCTACGCCGGATTTGACCTGTCATCAACCAGTGACATTACCAGCGTGAGTTACGTTTTCCCGTTCGACAGAGAGATTCGACTTCTGACCCGTCATTATCTGCCGGAAGCGCAGCTAAATAACGTCGCCAACAAAAACCGCGCTATCTATCGCCAGTGGGTGAAAGCGGGCTGGATACGCACCACACCCGGCGACTGTATCGACTATGACCGCATCCGGGACGATATTTTGCGCGATGCTGAAATATTCAATATCCGGCTGGTGGGCTTTGATACATGGAACGCCACACATTTGCGTACCCAGTTACAGGGGGCGGGACTCGATGTTGAGCCATTCCCGCAAACTTATCTCAGGTTCAGCCCGGTAGCGAAATCTTTTGAGGTGTTCGTTAACCGTAAGGTAGTGCGCCACCGTGGCGATCCGGTTCTGTCCTGGGCGATTGGTAACGTGGTGATGGAGTCTGACGCCAACGCCAACATCAAGCCCAACAAGAAGAAATCCTCCAACAAGATTGATCCTGCGGTATCCGCGCTGATGGCGTTCGGTACATTCCAGGCCGAGCACGAGGATTTTGCGTTTGATATGAGTGAAAGCCACAAACAGCGACTCGCTATGTTTGACGGCATCTGAATCGAGGTAATTTATGGCAACGTTGCGAGAGCTGATTATTAAAGTTTCGGCAAACTCACAGTCGTTTCAGACGGAAATCCAGCGTGCGTCCCGTCTGGGGCAAAACTATTACAAAACGATGCAGGATGGTGGGCGTAAGGCTGCATCTTCAACAAGAGAAACACAACAGGCGCTGGCGGCGGTGTCTTCACAGCTTAGCGAAACAAAAAATGCAGCCGTAGGGCTGGCGGGGGCCTTTGCGGGAGCGTTCGCCACAGGGCACCTTATTACGCTGGCCGATGAGTGGAACTCTGTTAATGCGAGGCTTAAACAGGCTTCAAGTTCGACAGAAGATTTTTCTAATTCGCAGCGTGCTCTGATGGAGATAAGCCAGAAAACAGGTACTGCATTCAGCGACAATGCCGGGCTTTTTGCCCGATCCTCTGCGTCAATGCGGGAATTCGGCTATTCGTCTGCGGATGTACTCAAAGTCACTGAGGCAGTGAGTACTGGCCTTAAGCTATCCGGGGCCAGTACAGCAGAAGCCAGTTCGGTTATCACGCAACTTAGCCAGGCTCTCGCGCAGGGTGTGTTGCGCGGTGAAGAGTTTAACTCAGTGAACGAGAACGGCGACCGCATTATCAGGGCGCTGGCGGCTGGTATGGGCGTTGCCCGTAAAGACCTGAAGTCAATGGCTGATCAGGGCTTGCTTACGATTGATAAGGTTGTCCCTGCTATCACAAGCCAGCTTCAGGCCATGCAGAGTGAGTTTGAATCCATGCCGAAAACGGTATCCGGCTCTGTTCAGAAGGTGGAAAACTCATTCATGCAATGGGTTGGCGGCGCTAACGATGCTTATGGGGCCTCTGCCACGCTGGCTGGTGGTCTGGACTCGCTGGCAGATAATATTGATACCGTGGCAACTGCCGCTGGTGTGCTTACTGCCGTGGGCGTATCACGCTATTTTGGCAACTGGACGCAGCAGTTAAAGACGCAAACTGAGCAGCTTATCGCCGCAAGAACAGAGGAAATTTCTCTGACAGCGGCAAAAATTGAGGGGGCGAATGCTTCTCTGGCACAGATTGCAGCAGATAAGGCCATGCTGGTGACTAATCAGCAGTCACTGGTTGCTCAACTTGAGCTGGCAACGACTGAGAAACAGCGAACGGCTATTCGTGGCCTTCTTGCAAAAAATTCTGCCGATCTGGTGAAGATCAACCGCTCAGAGATAGCGACTGTAAACGCCCTGGCGGCTGCAAATCAGCGCCTGAACGCCATGACCTCAATCACCCGCACCGCATGGGCTGGTGTCTCTTCTTTGTTTGGTGGTATTCCCGGCATTCTGATGCTTGGCGCTGGCGCGTGGTATGCCTGGTATCAGAATCAGGAACAGGCCAGACAATCGGCTATTCAGTATGCATCAACGCTTGATGGTGTCGTGGAAAAAGCGAAGGAAATGAGCGACATTCAGTTGCGGGGTTCGATCTCTGATTCAGGAGCATCCATTGACGCACTGAAAGACAAGCTGGAAGACTTGCGGGAAAAACAGGATGAAGCGGCGGCTTCCATTGCTGAATATACCAAACTGGCCCGTCAGCTTGGCGTTGAGCACGATCAGAATAATGGTTATATGCGCAATGCTGCCAAAGCACAGAGGGAATATAACCAGATTTCACGTGATATTGCTGATACCACATCTCAACTGAATAAGGTCGTTGAGAGACAGAACAAGCTGCAGGATGAGCTTGCGAACAAGATTTCTGCCTCCGGCGCCGCTTTCAGAAAGATTCAGCAGGATATTCAGAACGCAATAAACGTTAATGACGCAATGGCGGCTTCCATGTCTGTGACCATCCAGTTTATGGATGAGATGCGCAGGAAGTCTGGCGATGTGACTGGTCAGCCAGACATGAATAATTCAGCCTACGATAAGTTTATTAAGCAGCAGAAAGAGAGTATTGCGCTGTCCCAGCGTGAGGGCGTGGAGAGAGCCAAACTCAAAGCGCTACAGGATGCCATCCGACAGGGAGCCATTCGCACCGACAATAGCGGTGCTGTTCTTCCGGGACAGGAAAAGCAAATCGCCGCCATTAAGTCCAATGCGGCCACGGATTTCAATCTGCTGGAATCGCAGAAAAAGCCCCGTGGTAAAACCGCAGAACAAAAAACAGAGGATGTGTATACCCGTCTTATCAGGCAGCAGAAAGAGCAGATCATTCTGGCTGGGCAGAATACCGAGCTGGCGAGAGCGAAGTTCCAAATCAGCCAGGGAGAGTTTGCGACGCTTTCTGATGCCCAAAAACAGACGGTTTTACAGAATGCGGCTCTGATCGACCAGACGAAGATTAAGCAGCAACTGATTGCTTATGAAAATGCCCTTTCTGATGCGAACGCCAGCGCCAGAGCAGCCAATCAGGCACAGCTTACCGGTTATGGTCAGGGCAGCAGATTGCGCGAGAGGATGCAGGAGGAATACAGCATCCGTAAGGAGTTTGAAGAGAAGAATACTGATTTGCTTCGCCAGTACCAGGCAAAAGAAATTGAGCCTGAACATTACCAGAAAGGCATTGCACTCAACAGGCAGTATCTTGAGCAGCGGTTACGTGATCAGCAGTCCTATTATGATGCCTCCGATGCACAGCGTGGTAACTGGTCTGCCGGGATGCGTGAGGGCTTTTCAAACTGGGCCGATAATGCCTCTGATTATGCTTCACAGACGGCAAATCTTGTCAGTTCGTCAATGGATGGCCTGGTGGGAAGTATTTCTGATGCGCTTTCCGGTAATAAAGACAGTTGGGATGACTGGGCTAATTCAGTCCTTCGCTCCATGCAGAAAATTGTCCTGAATGCCATGCTGGTGGATTCTTTACGCTCAGCCAGTAACAGCGGTTTTTTCAGTTCAATCGGCGGCATGTTTGGGGCTGGTGCGGCTACTGGCAGTACGCCGTCAGGTGCTTATAACTCTGCTGCATCTGGTATCAAACTGAATGCAAAAGGCGGTGCGTATGCGTCTGCCAGCCTCAGCGCATACAGCAACAGCATTGTTAGCACACCGACATATTTTGCTTTTGCAAAAGGCGCTGGGCTTATGGGGGAGGCGGGGCCGGAAGCCATTATGCCACTGACACGATCAGCTGATGGTTCGCTGGGTGTCCGTATGGTTGGCACTCAGGCGCAGGGAGGCGGCAAGATTGAGCAGCACATCACCAATCATTTCCATATTTCCGGTAACGGAGATGCAGCACTTAAGCAGGCTATGGAAGAAGCCGCAGCTAAAGGAACAAGAGACGGCGCAAAATTAGCCAGGCAGGAAATGCTTCAGGACTTTCAAAATCGCGGGCCAGCTCGTCGGTTGCTTAATGTATAA